AGATTGATATGCCAGTGGCATTCAAGGCTGTGGCACAGGTTCGTGATTCTAACATCGAAGGCAAAGGGCTGTTCTTAAGTTGGCATGCGATGTCAGGACAGATTATTGCGCCTGCACGAATTGCTGGAAAGCGGACACCGGCTGGACGTTATGTGAACCACTCTATGAATCCAAACTGTAAATATGTAGCCGATGAAAATGGTGATATTTACCTAATGTCTTTGCGAGATATAGACGGTTGTAAGGGTGGTGGATGTGGCGAGGAGCTTACCGTGGATTACAGACAAGCGCTTATCTTAAATATGGAGTTATCAACATGTCAGGAATAGCAACAGCGGTTGTTGTCGGCTCTGTGGCAACAGGTGTGATGTCATCCAAAGCCCAAAAGAAAGCAGCAAATACAGCAGCAGGCGCACAGATGGAAGCATCTGAAATGGGGGTGGAGGAACAGCGTCGACAGTTTGATGCAGTTCAGAAACTTTTAAAACCTTATGCGGATGCGGGTCTTAGTGGTTTGTCTGGTCAGCAGGATCTAATTGGTATTAATGGTATGTCTGCACAACAGGCCGCCATTGGGAATATCAACAATAGCGCCGAAATGCAAACCTACCTGCAGCAAGGTGAAAACGCAATCCTGCAAAATGCGTCTGCTACCGGTGGTCTGCGTGGTGGCAACACCCAGGCAGCACTGGCGCAATTCAGACCGCAATTACTCAACCAGTTAATCAATCAGCGTTACCAAAACCTAGCAGGCATGACTTCACTGGGTCAAAACGCAGCAGCTGGAACCGGTAACGCAGGCATGCAGGCTGCAAGCAATATTTCAAACCTTTATCAGCAGTCTGGCGCCGCTCAAGCTGGCGCGGCCTTGGCCCATGGTCAGGCCAATGCAAATATGTGGAATAGTGTCGGCAGTACAATTGGTACGCTGGGCGGAATGAAACTAACGGGGATGTTTTGATTATGGTGCAGCCAATTAATTATATGCTTGATGTGCAAAGCCCAGTTCAATCAACCATGGCTGGCCTTGCTCAGGGCATGCAGATCGGGCAGTTCGCAAACGCACGTGAACTCGCTCAAAAAGAAGCACTGCAAAAAGAACAGATGCAGCAAGAGCTATCAGTGTTCGCATCCAAGCCAAATAAAACCCATGATGATTATGCTAATATTATGGCTAAATACCCATCATTGGCTGAAAACTTCCAGTAGTCCTACACGGTTTTAGATACTGGTCGCCAGCAATCCACCTTTAAAACCGCCTCTCGCGTTTACTCCGCAGCTGCGGGTGGGAGAGTGGATATAGCAAAATCCATTCTTGAAACTGAGGCTTTGGGCTATGAGAATGCAGGGGATAAAACCACTGCCGATCAAATGCGAACACTGGCAAAAATGGCAGATGAAAGCCCGGAAGGATTCATGACATCGACCGGGTTGTTTTTAGCATCAGCCAACCCGGATAAATTCAAAGATGTGTTGGGCGCTCAAAATCAAAACCAGATGCTGCCAGAGGAAATCAGCCTCAAGAAAGCACAGACTGATAAAACCAAAGCTGAAGCCGAGAAAACCGAAACCGAAAATCTTTGGTACGGGGATAAAACTCAGGCTGAGATTGATAACCTTGAATCGCAGGTTGAGGATCGCCAAGTTGGTCGCGTGCTTCAGAAGCAGGAGATGGATCAAAAAAATCAGCAGTTCTACGACAATCTTGATCAGCAGCAAACACAATTTTATGAAACGCTTAATCAGGAAGAGCGAAAGCTCACACAAACAATCTTTAATGTGAAAGAGAAGCCACAGCAGCGAATGGAAAGACTTGAGAAGGTTAATAAGTTTGCCAGCGCCTCTCAGACTGCGGCAAATACCGCAAAGCTTGCAGCCGAGCTTGCTAATGACCCAAATCTAAGTAATTACATTGGCGGGTACTGGAACAGAGCAATGCGCAATACACCCGGCACGGATGAGTATAATTTTGCTCAAAAGATTGAGACATTAAAATCCCAAGCATTCCTTATTGGTGCGGAAAGCCTTAAGGGTCTGGGCGCCATGACAGAAATGGAGGGTGGTAAGGTAACGATTGCCTTAGGTTATTTAAACCCAAGTCAGGATGTTGGGGAGTTTCAGAAGCAACTTTCCGCACTTGCTAGGGCTGCATCAGGTGTCTCAACAACTGCTAATAAAAATGCTCAAATCTACGCAACCAAGGGCAAAGGGTATTCTGCCGAAGTAGTAGAGGCTGCCAAAGCTCGTGGCGTGTCACCTGCGGAAATGCAGCAGGTTGCTAATCAGCTAGGTATTGATTAAGTATTTTGTGATAACCTTTCCTTGATAATAAAGAGGGGTTATCACATGAAAAATATTATTTTGACTGGATTTTTACTTGGGGTAATTCCTGTCTCATCTTATGCGTCTGACTGGATGCATGTATTCGACTCTGATACAGAGGAATACCATATCAATCTTAATAGTATTAAGAATGTAAATGGATACGATAAAGATTTAATTCAAGCGTGGTATAAGCGCAAGATATATAACGATATAGTAAAAGACGGGATGGGTGTTGGTGATGAAATGCTTGTCTTATATCATTTTGACTGCAAAAAAGAAAAAATAGGTATTTCACAGGCCGTAAAGTATAAAAATAAAAAACCATTTGGTGAAAGCCTGAACACCAGAGTGCCAAATATGCGAACTGTGGTTCCTGATACCATTGGATCTGAAGCTCTGGAGCGAGCCTGTACCATCTATAAAATACAAGATGAGTAAGGCATTGGGATATTTCACAAAGCTATAAAAGTTCAATTTAATTAAACACACGCCGCCTTCGGGCGGTTTTTTATTGCCCAAAGGAAAAGTTATGGCTACACGTCAAGAACTTGAAAGAGCTCTAAGCAATCCGAATGTTCGAAAAATGCTGGATGTTATTGCGAATGCTGAAGGCGTAAAGCATGGGTATAACACTATATTTGGCAATGAGCGTTCTGATGATTTAAAGACTCATCCAAACATCAAGAAAGAATTTACCCAGACTGATGGCAAAAAGAACT